ACGTGCCGCTAGTGGTGAAAGCATAAATCAGGCGTATCATCAAATTGCCGGAAAGAAACAAACACGACCAACTGATGACCGTGCCAAGATGCGTGAGGCTGGACTAAAACCAAAAGACCTAATGGGTATTCCGTGGCGAGTAGCGTTCGCTCTACAAGCAGACGGGTGGTATCTACGCTCGGACATTATCTGGCATAAGCCGAATCCAATGCCAGAGAGCGTGACCGACCGCCCCACCAAGAGCCACGAGTACCTGTTCCTGCTCACCAAGTCGCCTCGGTATTACTACGACCACCAGGCGATTAGGGAACCACTTAGCGAAGCGACAAAGAAACGTGACCAAACCCCACGAGGACGTTCGCAAGACGGTGGTGGTAGTGAAAAAAGTATGGCCGGGTATTCCTACACGCCCGAACTTGGCAACATGACAAGCAATCCGGCGGGCCGCAATAAGCGAGATGTGTGGACAATCAACACCAAGCCATTCAAGGGCGCTCACTTCGCCGTGATGCCCGAGGCTCTCGTCGAGCCCTGTGTCCTCGCAGGAAGTGCTGAGGGCGACACTGTTTTAGACCCTTTCACCGGAAGTGGAACGGTGGCAGTTGTGGCAAACCGGCACGGGCGCAATTTTGTTGGAACGGAACTAAACCCCGAGTATGGTGAAATCGCCTACAACCGCATCACAAAAGATGCACCAATGTTCAACGAAGTGGAACTACTTACCGGAAATGCTTAGGGCGTAAGTTGTAGCCTGTTGCGCCTTAGCCTTTAGCAACGGGGCATCAGGACTACCATTCGCCTGTGACACGGCAAGTCGTTTCCAAAGTTCGCTGGCATCAGCAAGGGCTTTAGCAATACGGGCGTACTGCGAAGAAGCGTATTCTGCACCCTCAAAACGGTCAGTCAGCAGGGCGTTGGTAGTGAAATCAGGCGTTGGCAACGGAGTCTCCTGTGGTCACACCCGTCACGGGGGTCGAGTCGTTCATCACCATAGCATTTGCCGACTGCGAAGCGTCAGCAGCAGCCTGAGTTGCCCCTCGAGCGTTCAGCCCGTCTGTCTTGGAGTTTTCCAAAGCGGCGTGTTCATGCAAATCAGCAGCGTGGTTGTTCATTTCGGCGTAGCGGGGGTTTGTCTTAGCAAACGCATTAGCCACTTTGCGGTGTTCCTCCGCCAACTTCAAGTGTGCCGACTTCCTAGCGCCCATGTCTTGTTTGCTGGAAATGTTGTGTGCGTCCGTTGCCATCAACGCCAATTTTTGCCCTTCAGCAGTGTGCCGTGGCAAGGCGTGGTTCTTTGGATACCGAGACTTACCCTTGAGTAATGCGTCGGTAGTGAAATCCATTAGTACCCAGTGGCAAATAAGGCTTCGTTGTACCCTTGACGTGACATAACAAACGCACGGTGGCTAGCAAGCCAAGCGTCCTTGATAGGGCTGTCCCAATCGGGGATACGAATATTGTCACGGTCGGAGTTGGAATTTTGGTTGCGATTGTCGGTGCTGAAATCCACGGCTTGCGGACTACCGGCGACGTTCTGCATACAAACGGTTGACGCTTGCAAGTGTGCGCCGTAAGCGTCACCATGTGCCGAAACAGCCTTGACGTTGCTCGAGGGGTTGGCGTTCTTCATGTCTTGCGCAAGTTGGTAGTGAGCCTCCGCCAAAGCATTGTGTAGTTGCGCCAAACGGGTGTAGTCGTCAGCACTAAGGGGAGCCGACTGACCAAAGTGTGCCGATTCTTGTTGGTCGGAAATCAACCCAGCCTGACGGTACAAATCAGCGGAACGAAGGGCAAAAGGGTTGTTAGTAGCCATACCAGCAGGGGTAAACGAAGGTAAATAGTTAAAGTCACTGGAACCCTTTGTAATGTTTTCTGGTGAAAAACGGTTATTGTTCACGGATTTCCTTCCCTGCGTATCGCTACAAATCTACACCCACATTTAGAAATTAGTCAGTAGGTAGGTTGGCAAGAGCATCGTTCTTAGCCTTATCAGCCTGCTGTGACATTTTAAATGCGTTTTGCGACATCTTTTTGTTGTTGCCATAACTAACGTCGGCTTGGGGTTTCCACCCACCTTCAACTTTGGAAGTGGAATAAGAATTTTCGTCTGCTGCGTTTCCTGCGCTGAAATGCGCTTGGGCTGCTTGGCGGTTGATAAGTGCGGAGTTAGTAAGTTGACGTGACAAATCGTTTTCACCACCGCCATTGTTGGCACGGGCAATAGACGCTTGTAGTTCTAGTCCTTCGGCAACGCCACGGTGTTCGTGTGCCAACGTCCAGTGAATACCAGCAATAGCCTTTAGGTTTGGATTGGGGTCGGTAACGGGGGTGTCATAGTATTCAAGTACCCGTTGAGCGTCCGGTGAAATGTCGGGGTTGATGAAATGCCCCTTGTTGATTACCGCTTGATTAGCAGCATTGGTGTAGTTGGCCGCTCGGGATGAATATTGTTGGGCTTTATCCGCCGTCAAAGCATTGGAAGCAATCGAGTTGCCTTCAACGGGGCGAATAGCGTCTATTTCACTAGCGGCCTCTTCATGGGCTTGTGCCGCTTCCAAATGCGCTTGCTTAGCCTTACCAGACGGTAACTTACTAGCAATAGCCCTATGTTCATTGGCAATCTTGCGATGGGTTTTCACCGTAGTAGGCAAATCGTTTTCTAGCGTTTCCCTAAGCCCGTTGGCTTGACCAGAAAGAGCCGATGCTTGTTGGTTTATCCCAACACCTAGTTTGGAAACGGGATACCGTGATAGCGACTTTAGAAGTTCGGATGTCGCAAACGGATTGACCATAAATCAAGGATACCAACGAATAATCAAATCCTAAATGTGGTTTATTATGGGTGGTATGACCGGAAACCCCTTCTCCACCGAAAACCTGCTTCCTGTGTGGAAGCGTGCTAGTGAAATCTTGAAGGGCGACACCGAGGGCCACCCATTTCGGGGAAACCAATGGACCGACAAGGCAAATGAAGTTTCAGATAGACACGCTAACGTTGAGGGCGAATTTGAAAAAGTTTCCGATGTCGCCAAAGAAGGCGCAGAGTGGTCAAAAGAACACGCCGGTGAAATCACCCCTGACGAACCAACTCTTCGTTCAGTTGCCAAACTTCACGACGCTATTGCCGAAGCACACGGCGAAAACTCCATTCGTACTTACCACGGCGTAACCATGGCCCCGTGGGACGAAATTGACAAAAGTTTTCCGGGTCACGAGGACGCTTACTACGCTCACGACAAAGTAGTAAAGACCGCCAGCGACCTTGCCGACAAAGTTGCCAGTGGTGGAAAAGTTGGCGATGACGAAATGGCAGACCTGCGGAACAAAATCAACGAGGCCGAAAATAAATCAGATTTGTCCGAGGACAGAGAGCCAAGTGAAGATGACTATTACTAAGTAGTGAAATAACTACTGTAGGGTAGTAGTTATGAACATCAACGTCAATGCTGAATTAGTACCCATTGAGTCCATCAAGCCCCACCCACAAAATCCCCGTTTGGGCGACGTTGTAGCAATTGCTGAATCATTGGAAGTGAACGGGCAGTACAGCCCCGTTGTTGTTTGGAACGACACCATTATCGCTGGCACGCACACATGGAAGGCCGCCAAGTCGTTGGGGTGGAAAGAAATCGCCATCACCAAGTTCCAAGGAAGCGAAGACGACGCACTACGGGTGCTTATTACCGACAATCGCACGTCAGACATAGCGAACTACCACAATGACCTGTTGCTTGACCTGTTGCGCAGTTTGCCTACTTTGGAAGGTACGGGCTACGACACCGCATTTCTAGATGAATTAGACGGGGTGTTCCAAGATGGCGGTGGGGGTGTATCCCACGACCCGTTGGTGGACGAACAAGAGGAAAAGACGGAACCGAACCCCATTATTCGTTTCGGTGCCGTTTTCACCGGCGAACTAGACCCCGTAATCTACGGCATTTGGTTGGACAGCATCAAGGACGCAGTTGGCAATAAGAAAGCCAAGATTACTGGTGAAATCCGTGACCGCTTAGACATTCCCCGTGAAGCCAAGCCCAAGAAGCAACAAACGCAACAAACGCAACAGGTTCCAAAAGTATCTATGGTGGAAACGACCCTTGTTCCCATCAAAGACCTAAAGCGATACCCGTCAAATCCCCGTGAAGGAGACATTGGCGCAATTAGCGAAAGTCTACGTATCTTGGGTCAGTATCGCCCCGTGGTGGTAAATAGCCGGAACAACCAAATCTTGAAGGGCAACCATACGGTAGCCGCCGCTTCGGCATTAGGTTGGACGGAAGTAGCCGTAGCGTGGGTGGACGTGGACGATGAACAAGCCACACGCATTGTTTTAGCAGACAACCGTATTGCAGACAAAGCCACCTACGACAATGAACTACTAGTCACCGCCGTATCGTCGCTGAAATCCCTAGACGGGTCGGGTTTTGACGATGACGACTTGGCAGACATCGCTAAGGGCAAAGACATTCAACAAAACTCCGTCAAGGTCAAGTTCCAAGTCGGTGATAGCAAATTTAGTATCACGGACGACTTGTATCAGACGTGGCTTAGTGAAACCAGCGTTCCCGACGAGGCGTTGGCAAGACTAGGACTGCCCCTTTCAGCACTGCTACGTGAGGGCAACTAATTTACAAACCCTGTTGTAGCATTTAGTGAATCTAAAGGAGCAAACCCTATGTCATCTGGTTTTCACACTAAAGAACTAATGAAGTCCCTTAGTCGGTATCCCGTGGCAAAAGAATCCGCAGGTCACGAATTCCACGGCAACCAATACACGGGTCAATCTAGTGGACTGGTCACTGTGGAAAACGGCAACAAGCGAGTTCCGTTTCGGGGTGACAACCAAAGGAACATTGACCATTTTGATAAAGAGGCACAACGCCACATCAGTACGGCACAAGATTTGCGTAGAAACGCTGCTGAATTACGGGCGCAAGCACTACAAATGGAACAAGCGGCCAAGTTGCACGACGATGCCTCTGTGTTGGCACAGAAAGTCGTTAGAAACGAAAAGGATATGGCTGAACCGGGCAGTTTGGAAGCCCAATCCGATGCTGAAAATGACGCAATAGCACGAGATGGCCAAAACGAGTATTGGAGCAACTTTGATAACTATGGAACTAGAGGCTCAGATGGTGGCATAAATGAGTCGGATTTCATTGACAGCCTTGACGCAACTGACGCTGCCGACGAAGCAACCAGCCAACTTCAACGATAAGAGAACTCAATGGTTGGAGATTTGCTTATCGGGCGCACCGAGCGGGGTTTAGACAACGAAATCTAAAAGGCAGTCTATTATTAGCCCTATGGAAAACTTTGACCAGCAAATCTTAGATTGGGTTTGTATCGCTAAAGGTGATTCGCCGGGTCACGAATTTCACGGCAACCAATACACCCACATGGGGTCACAGGCACAAGCAATAGAAAATCGTGCTGAAAGTATGTTTCACCGTGACGCTAACGGTCCGGAGCGCAACACTTGGGGCGGAAACACCGATAAAGATTTTGCGGACATTATTTCTGCGCACAGGCAACTTGAGGCCGACCACCGTGCTGCCGCTGCTAGTGAATACGCAAAAGGAAACACTAAGGCAGGCGACCTGCACATTGCCGCTGCTCGGGCGCACGGTGACGCTGGGTACGCATGGCGGTTTTCAGGAAGCGCTACGGGTCTTGGTTCGGCCCCTAATCATTCTTTTGCCGCTTACAGTCGGTCAGGAGATGCTACACGTGCTACCAATCATGCCGTAAGCAATTCATCCCCCGATGGTGTAAATAAGGGCGCACAAACGGGTCACCCGTTTGAAGGAAACCAATACGTTTCGGGTAGCAACCAAGCGTCCGAAGCACGTCGCCTTGCCGATGCCGTAAAGGACGGTTCCGTTGACCACTTTACCGCTGAAAGGCAACACCGTGCGATTGCCCGTGCTTGCGAGGAACAAGCCAATGCGGCACATCAAACTAGGGGCGATGACGGGCTAGAGGCACTTGCCACCGCATACGACAAGGCGGCTCAGGCTCACCGTGACGCTGCTTCTGCCCACATAATTAAGTTGACTGTTGTGAATAGCAAGGTCAACCCTGCAAAGGCAAGTGAGGCCGCTGCTAAGGCTTCGGAACACGCTGACGACCTGAACTACGCATAGTTGTGTGGTCTTGGGTTCTTAGCCTATTAGGTATTCTTTGTACGGTACTTATCGGTAAAAAGTATTGGTGGGCGTGGTTGGTTTCCAACTGCGTGAACGTCCTGTGGATTATCTTTTCCATCACCACCAAGCAATACGGGTTCTTGCTAACCAGCGTTGTGTACGCCGTGTTGTATTGGAATAACATGGTGAAATGGCGTAAGGGCGATTAGCAACCATTGACTTTGTTCGAGTCCCGTCTAACGTTAGGCGTGTCACTCAAAGACCCAGATAAGCGTCGTGAATATGACCGTCAGCGCAAGCGTGAACTGCGTGAAGCAGACCGTGATGCTTTCAACCAAAGCCAGCGTGACTACTACGCCGACAATAGCGACCGCATAAAGGAACAAGTCACCAAACGTCGTAAGGCTAATCGCCTACGGATACGCAAGTATCTAGACGAGGTGAAATCCAAAGAATGTGCCGATTGCGGATTTAGGTATCCGCCCCACTGCATGGACTTTGACCACTTAAACGATAAGCGCTTCAATGTAAGCGAAGCCGCTTCCGGCAACTACTCGCTAGAAACCATCAAAGCCGAGGTAGCCAAGTGTGAAGTAGTGTGTTCCAACTGCCACCGTGAGCGCACCCACCAGCGTCGAAATAAGAAAAAACACCCACCGCTTACTTGATTTCACTAACCAACCCTGCTACGGTTAGGAACGTGCAGGAACCAAGTTACCCAGAAGAAGCGACCATTGCGTCCATTCAGCACCAAGCGGAAAAACTGGGGTATTTAGTTGCGCAAATAGAAACCTTGTTTGAGCAACGTGTCCGTTGGGAACGACACCAAGAAACGGTGCGCCATTCCACCAAGTCCACTGGCGACCTTAGTGATTGGATGACGGCACAGATTTCGTCGGAAGAACTAGCCGAACGGGCCGCTGTGTTGGTACAGGAAACGTCGGATAAGTACGACCAAATCAAGGCGAACTACCAGCACAACCTCAACACCCTAAACCAAATGGTGTTGGACGGCATTAACCGTGGCAAGGCGCAAGCCAACGAACTAGACCAAACCCTTAGTGAAATACTGAAAGAAGGAAAGTAATGTCAGACGGAATTCCTTTCAACAAGTGGGAAGAACAAAAGAAATACCCCCACAATGGTTGGTATCCCAAGCCGACGATTGAGGACGTGTACAACGTCATCAATGGGCTGAAAAAACAAATTACGACCCTTGCCGAACAACAGCGTGACGCTTTGAACCTGTTGATGGAACTTGTGGACAGCAACGCCGACGTTGTAGTGGTCGAGGACGGCTACGAGTCCGAGGGAACGGGTTGTGGTGAAAACTGCAAGTGTAAGCCCCAGTTGCCGTTCGGTGGCGAAACCCCACTTGACGACGTTGTTTTGTGGTTGCAACAGCAGATTGAGATTTGGGGACGCAACGACGCAACTCGGGCGGTCGGCTACCAGCACACTTTGGAACACATCAAGCGTCTGCAAAAGTTTATTGGCGAGTAATCACCATGTCACGGGTTATCAGTTACGGTATTTGTTGTAAGTGCCACCAACCAATTCAATTGTTGACTGGCGAAACTGACTACGTTCACCGCACTCCTGACATAACTCACAAACCCACCTTAAAAACGTGGGCTAACGATTGGATTGTGTAGTGAAATCAAACACCTTTGGCGTTCCAATTATTGGCATTACCGGATATGCGCAAAGTGGCAAAAGTACATTGGGCGAACTCATTGTTCACCACAACGGGGCGCTCCACGCCAATTTTGCCGATTTGATGCGTAACTTTCTGTACGCCATAAACCCACTAGTCACCCCCAAGTCACGTATCCAAGACCTTGTAGACCACCTTGGTTGGGAACGGGCAAAGGTGGGATACCCCGAGGTACGTCGATTAATGCAACGTCTTGGCACCGATGCTGGACGCAAACTGTTTGGTGAAACCTTTTGGGTAGACCAATTCTTTGCCAACGTGGGCAAGACAGACCTTCTAGTTATTTCTGACGTGCGATTTCCGAACGAAGCGCAAGCCATCAAAGACCGTGGTGGAATCATCGTGCGCATTGTCCGTGACGGTTGCGAACCCGTGAACGCACACGTTAGCGAAACGTCATACAATGACCAAGATTTCACTATTTACAACGACGCAAAACCCGATGAATTGTACGTGTTTTTTTGCAACGCATTTGCCACATATTTGACAAACACCACTAAACCGTGATACGGTTAGTCATTACCCAACCAAAGGAAAGACAAATGATTAGCAAGACCAAGAAGTTCGCATTAGCAATTGCTATTGCGTCCGTTGTATTACCCGTTCTACCGGCAAGTGCTAGCACGTCAAGCAAGTATTACTCGTGGAAGCGTGCCACGTTGCCCGCTATTTCCAAGATGGTGAGCGACTACTCGTCTTTGACCATTGACCTCGGCAACGGAAATGGTGGCGGTGCGTTGGCGGACTTGACCGCACTGGGCAACGACGCTCGGGTAATCAACAACCACGCCAACTCCCCTGATTACACGTTGAACTTTGACTTGAACAAGTTGGCACTGGCACTGGCAACCCTCTCGTCGGCTGGTAAGTCCACTTTGAATGGCGGTCCGATTGGTGCGTGGCGTAGCGCTACCAACGGGTTCAACAACGCCGAAACTGTGTTCACCAACCGTCTGGGTTACGACAACAATCGCTGGTAAAAAATGTCCCAGTGGGCGGTGGTAGCAACATCTGTGCTACTAGGTATCGGTATCGGTATCGCAGTTAGTGTCACCTTTTCTATCAAAAGAGCAAATAGGTACACTAAAATGTTTCCACCGCCTGCTTGGGACGAACACGCTAAGAAATGCCATGACGTGACGCTTGTATCAAGTGGCGGATTACTCCACCACACCACTTGCTGGTGTCACGAACAAAGGCGTAGACGTGAAAGCACTGATTAAAACCCTAAAGGCAAAGCGAAGCAATAACGAAAAGACGGGCTTGTTCTTTTCACCACATGACCAACGTTGCGTTCGTTGCGGTTATTTCCAACTTGACCACCACTTTTCCCCTTGCGCTTGCTACAAATTCAAGGGATACGCTGGCTAACCGTCCCACACTAGGGTCATCTACCCTGCTAAAGTAATAGCATGGTCAATACAACGCACCGGCAGTCCCTCCTTTCGGAACTGTCACGGTTACGTGTGAAAATGTCTTCACTGAATTACCGTGTTGCGGAACTCGAGGCGGAAAACGCCGAACTAAAGGCGCAACTTGCAGAGCGTGGTGAAAAGTGACCACGTGGTTAATCACGTTTCAAAGTGACGGTTTGACGTTTGAGCAACTAAAAGCCATACGCAAAGTCATGGAAACCATTGACCCCAACGCAACTATCAAATCTGTGGGGGACGACAATGCTACTCAAGGGTAACTGCCTAGAACTACTGAAAACCTTGCCGGAAAATAGCGTGGACAGTATTGTCACTGACCCACCATACGGATTGGAATTCATGGGTCGTGATTGGGATGCCCCATGGAAGCAAAGTGAAGTGGTGAAAGTCACTGACAAAGCCACCAACGGGATATTTCACGATAAGGGTTTCAAAAGCGGTGTTCGCTATTCCCGTGGAACACAAGAAATGGTGGCATTCCAACTGTGGTTTACTGAAATCGCTGAGGAGTGCTTCCGTGTCCTGAAACCAGGTGGACATTTCCTATCGTTTGGCGGTTCACGCACCTATCACCGCATGGCCGTCGCCATTGAGGATGCTGGATTTGAGATTAGGGACTCAATTCATTGGACATATGGCTCGGGCTTCCCGAAGTCGCTGGACGTTAGCAAGGCCATCGACAAGGCAGCAGGGGCTGAGCGTGAAGTTGTTGGTAGTAAGGTCACGGGGAAAGCGAACGCCCCCCGTTCAGAGGGAAGAAACCACATTGACTGCGCTTCTGGTCAAATGGAAGTGGACATCACCGCCCCAGCAACTTCCGAAGCCCAACGCTGGCAAGGCTGGGGAACGGCCCTAAAGCCAAGTCACGAACCAATCGTTGTAGCCCGTAAGCCCATAAGCGAAAAGACCGTTGCCCAGAACGTAGTGAAATGGGGTACGGGTGCGCTGAACATTGATGCTTCACGGGTTGGCGCAACCAAAGAAGTACCGGGTACGACCAACACCAAAGGTGAAAATTGCGGTTTTGAAGGCGGTTGGGGCGACCAAAACCTTGAAATGTCTGGGCAGAACCCGAACATTGGACGCTGGCCCGCCAACACGATTATTACCCACTCGGTAGGTTGCGAACTAGTAGGCACTACCGAAGATTCCCTTATTGCTGGTGAACGCACCGCCACGTTTGGCACGCAAGAAACACAATCTGGTGGAAACGGTAGTGGCAACTGGGGTGGGCGCTCTATGTCCGTTGATGTTTGGAACTGCGTACCTGACTGTCCTACGCAAATGTTTCCCGATAGCAAGACGGGTGCGGTGAAACCGAACAATATGAAATCGCAAGGATACGAAGGGGGTTGGGGTTCGTATCGGGAATTTAGCCAAGAAGCCAGCGAGAATTCTGCATCACGGTTTTTCACCCAAACGTCCTACCAAGACATTGACTTCCCACCGATTATTTACCAAGCCAAGGCTAGTAAGTCGGACCGCAACGCAGGGCTGGAGGGGTTGCCAGCCAAGTTTGCCCCCACTATGGGAAACGGAATTGGCGGTAAAGAACACAACCCAGAGACAGCAACCCCGAAGCAGAACATCCACCCCACCGTCAAGCCAACGGTTCTTATGCGCCACCTAGTGAAACTAGTTACCCCAAGGGGTGGAACGGTCCTTGACCCGTTTCTAGGTAGCGGAACAACGGCTGTGGCTGCGATTATGGAGGGGTGCGATTGGATAGGGTGTGAACTAACCGAGGATTACTGGCCCATCATCGAAGCACGTACTACGTGGGCGCAAGCACAAACTGAACAACCAAAGCAGGAGGCGTTTTTCTAATGTTGCTAAAGGGCGATTGCCTTGTCACGCTAAAGACGCTACCGGACAACTCGGTTGATTCCATTGTGACCGACCCCCCATATGGATTAGAATTTATGGGGAAGGAATGGGATGCTCCGTGGAAGCGTGTAGGTGACGTTATTGACGACCCAGCCGACGTTGGTGGTTTCCAAGACGGGGCTGGTGGAAACGCCTTCTCCCGTAGCCGTATCCGTTATGGCATTGGCAATAGCGCCAGCATTGGTTTCCAAGTTTGGTTCACCGAAGTTGCCCTCGAGTGTTTCCGTGTACTGAAACCTGGCGGTCACATTTTGTCGTTTGGTGGAACTAGGACGTACCATCGCATGGCGGTAGCGATTGAGGACGCTGGTTTCGAGATTAGGGACAGCATCCACTGGACGTATGGTTCGGGATTTCCCAAGTCAATGGACGTAAGCAAAGCCATTGACAAATCAGCAGGTCGAGTAAACGTTTCATTGGTTGTACTAAAGAATAGGTTGCGAGAACTTTTTGAGGAAAGTGGTAAAACGCTAAGTCAAATTGACACTGAATGTGGTTTTCGTGCCGCCAATTATTTGACTATTCCTAAAGATGGCAACAAGCCGGACCCGTGGGTAAATGTTTTGCCATCACAGGAAAAGTGGGAAATAATCAAACAAGTTCTTGGTGTTGTTGACGGTAGTGAAATAAGCAACCAACTTGACGTGTTTTTTTCCGAGGCAGAACGAGAAATCATTGGCAGTCAAACCAAAGCCCGAAGCACCACCGGAAATTCCGCACTACCAACAGTTGGTGGTGAAACCGAATACGCCACGTGGGGTGTAACAGCCCCAGCAACCGACCAAGCCAAGCAGTGGTCTGGTTGGGGTACAGCCATGAAACCAAGCCACGAGCCTATCGTGGTGGCACGAAAGCCCGTTGAAGGCACAGTAGCCAACAACGTACTGAAATACGGCACGGGGGCTATCAACATCGACGGCACACGGGTTGGAACAACCAATGAAAACTTTGACAACCTGAAGGGTCGCCCAATCACCAAGTTGGCAACTAGGCGTGATGGCGAAACCGACGAGGAATACAATGCCCGTGTCTTGGAAAGCCCTGAACAACAAGAAGCATTAGCCAAACTCAAAGAAATGGGTCGTTGGCCTGCCAATACCATTTTGACCCACAGCATCAACTGTGTCCAAGTCGGTACTACTAGTGAAATCGTAGCCATAAACAAGATTGAGGAATGGTCGGGATTTGGTCAGGTGAAAAACCCCGACTACCAAGCAAGTGAATCAACGGTAGAAAATGCCGTTTGGAACTGCGCCCCCGATTGCCCTACGCAAATGTTTCCCGATAGCAAAGGTTCTATTAGAAACCCAACGGGCAAGGCAATCCTTGACCCCGAAGCCGGATGGAACGGAAATTCAATGTCCGATACAACCGTTCGTGGTTTTGACGACAGTGGCTCGGCCGCCCGTTTCTTTACGCAAACGTCCTATGGTGAAGCCGACGTACAAGGTCGATGGCCTGCAAACACCATACTTACACACTCGTCCCTCTGCCGACAGGTAGGAGAAACTAGCGAAACCGTAGTCACTACCAACGGCAAGGGATTTGCCGGTTCGTTTGAGGGTGGTGAAAACAACAATGGCGGTGCAGAAACTAAGGTATCCACGCCTATTTGGGAGTGTGCCGACGATTGCCCGACCAAGTTGTTCCCCGAAAGCAACGGCGGTGCGTTTCCCAAGAAGGGCAATACGCCAACGGGGGAACACTACGAAGGTGGTTGGAAGCCCGTAGACAATGGTGTGCGTACTGAAATGGGTTCCGGTTCAGCATCACGGTTCTTCAATCAAACCGAATACGACGATGACATTGACTTTCCACCGATTATCTACCAAGCAAAGGCAAGCAAAGCCGACCGCAACGCTGGACTGAACTGGGTTCGCCCCGAGGAAGGCAAGGGTTCGTACAACTTCCGTGTCAATGGTTCGCTAGACGGTAAGCAAACCGCCCCTAAGCAAAACATCCACCCCACCGTGAAGCCCGTGTCCCTAATGCGCCACCTAATCCGCCTCGTCACGCCACCAAACGGCGTAGTGCTAGACCCGTTCTTGGGTTCCGGTACAACGGCTGTAGCGTCCATTTTGGAAGGGTGCCAATGGATTGGTTGTGAAATGACCGAGGACTATTGGCACATCATTGAAAAGCGTGTGGAATGGGCTACTTTCCAAGCAAACGCACCTAAGCAAGAAAGCCTGTTCTAATGCTTCTAAAAGGCAACTGCCTAGAAACCCTAAAGACCCTGCCAGACAATTCCATTGACAGTATTGTCACCGACCCCCCATACGAATTAGGTTTTATGGGGAAATCTTGGGACGATTCCGGTATCTCCTACAACGTGGAACTTTGGAAAGAGTGCCTCCGTGTGCTGAAGCCAGGCGGTCATCTACTTTCCTTTGGCGGTAGTCGCACGTATCACCGTATGGCGTGTGCTATTGAGGACGCTGGGTTTGAAATCCGTGACCAGATTATGTGGATTTACGGGTCGGGGTTTCCAAAGTCCAAGAACGTCGCCTTATCCATTGACAAAGGTGAAGGACTACCGAACCGTGGGCGTGCCATCCCCACGGCATCTAAGTACCAAGCAAGCGACGTTGAAGAAACCAACAAACTTACGTCAAACCCCGTCGAACCTTACGAAGCACGCACCGAACTTGCTAAAAAGTGGGAGGGTTGGGGAACAGCCCTCAAGCCAGCCCACGAACCCATCTGTGTTGCTCGC